TTTAGATGTTAGTATGACTAATATTTGTACTGAGATCACACTCCATACTGATGAAGAACATAGTTTTATTTGTTGTTTAAGCTCACTTAATTTAGCTAAATATGATGAATGGAAAGATACAGATGTAATTGAGACAGCTGTTCGTTTTCTTGATGGTGTAATGCAAGAGTTTATTGATAAAAGTAATGGTAAAGATTCACTTATTAGAACCCACCGTCACGCTAAAAAAGGTAGAGCACTTGGTTTAGGAGTAATGGGTTGGCATACATTTTTACAACAAAAGAATTTACCATTTAATTCAATTGCTTCTACAGCTTGGACACATACTATATTTAGTGATATTAGACAAAAAGCTGAAACTACTTCACGTCAATTAGCTGTAGAATATGGTGAACCTGTATGGTGTAAAGGAACAGGTATGAGAAATACTCATTTGATTGCTATTGCTCCTACTGTATCTAACTCAAGAATTTCAAATTGCTCAGCCGGTATTGAACCCATCCCAGCTAACATCTATACTTTTAATGGAGCTAAAGGAACATTTATTGTAAAAAATAAAGAATTAGAAACTCTTTTAGAAAGTAAAGGACAAAACACAGATAGAGTATGGGATCAAATTTTAGTTGATAATGGATCTGTTCAAAACCTACCAGACGAAGTATTATCACCTGATGAAAAAGAAGTATATTTAACTTTTAGCGAGGTAAATCAACTTGAATTAGTTAGACAAGCTGCTATTAGACAAAAATATATTGACCAAACTCAATCATTAAATCTTTCATTTGACCCAACAGATTCACCAAAATGGATAAATCAAGTTCATATGGAAGCTTGGAAATTAGGTATTAAAACACTTTATTATCTTCGTACTGATAGTGTTATTAAAGGAGATTTAGGATCTCGTACTGTAGAATGTGTAAGTTGTGATGGGTAATATATTTATAATAAACTATAAAAATTTTTTATATCATGACAAAAGAACAAATTTTAGGAATTATTAGACATGCTCTAACATTTACTGGTGGCATCTTAATCACCAGAGGAATCATTGATGAAGCTACCTTTACTGAACTATCAGGAGCAGCTTTAACATTAATTGGGGGTATTTGGTCTGTTGTAGCTAAAAATAAATAATTTAAAAAATTGAATAAAAGAAAGGGCTCCTATGAGCCCTTTCAATATTTATTAATATGCCTAAGTTGAAAGACTTAATTATGGAAGCTTTACCTATTTATAGGATAACAGCTTATCTTGTTACAGATTCAGAGACTAATATAACTGAAGTAATTGATGAAATTAGAGCTACCCGAAAAGTAACTATTGTTAATAACATTACCTCAGAGAAGTTTGATGAAAAAAATAAACTTAGAAATGATGGTAAAGAAGAACACTTTATCACTATAAAATTTTTATCAACAGATCCCCAAAAAGATATAGACTTTTTTAAAGAAACCATGATGAGTTCTGATAAAGGAGATCCTAATAAAAAGATAACAGGGTTACAATTTATTAAATTTTTACCTGATACTCTTATAAAAATTTAAATATGTATGACCAGAATGAAGGGTTGTAAGCTAAAATATTGTATTACCGATTTAAAGTCTTACATGAAAACTAACCTACTTACAATTCTTGCCTTGTCACTATCTACAACTCTCTCTTTTATCTGTTCATATTTTATGAATGTAACTCTTAATAACGCTGAGCAATATATGGCGTTAGTAGGGGTTTTATTTGTAGATGGATTTTTTGGTGTTTGGGCTGGTACCAAACGTGAAGGATTCAAAACTTATAAAGCCCTAAAAGTTCTTAAATCTTTATTTTTCTGGATTATTTTATTAACTACTATTCTAAGTATAGAAAGTGCTTACATAGGAGCAGGGTGGTTAAGTGAAACTGTCATTATACCATTTATAGTATTCCAGTTAATTAGTATTTTAAAGAATGCCTCAATGTTAGATTTAATATCTAATGATGTTTTAAAAACTATTCTAAATAAAATAGACCAACATAAAAATATTAACCCTGAAAATTAAAAAGTTTTAATTCTACATAATTTAAAAAGATTTAGGCTTGGCTTTCGCCAAGCCTTATCTTATCTTAACAAGAAAATGCATCCTATTAAAGTTATTGAAAAGAATTTATCTAAACTTCAAAAACTTAAATACAATCAATTTCTTTGGTGGAGAAGATGGTCCGCTAAAAATAAACCACTCCATAAAGACTCACCTTTATGGGACAAAATTAACAATGGTGACTATAATTTTAGCCCTTATTTTTGGCAGATTCAATATTGTGAATGGGAAATAGAACAAAAAAGGTTAAAATACCCTGGTGATCATGAACGTTTTTGTGAAGAAAGTGTAATGGATTTTCAACGTCGTAGACGCTTACGTGAAGATCATGAAAAATATGAAAATGAAAATCTCACTCAATTAAAAAAAGATTTTGTTAAGACATTTCGTATGACTGAAGAAGATTTTGATAAAGATGTAATAGAGTTTGATGGTGAGGTAAAAGATTTTTATATTTATTGTGAACAAAAATTTCGTAAATATAATATACCTGAAACTATAAAACCTCGTAGAGGGCGTCCTCGTAAAAATAAAAGTTAATGAAAGTATCACATGAAGTTCCTATAGCTTATTTAGAAACCAGCAATTGGTTTAATGACTATGATTATTGTCTCCCACACCTTTTAGATTTATACCCTGATTATGAAAAATATTTTAGGGAAGCAAAGCAAAAAGGACGATATATTATAATGGATAATTCACTTCATGAATTAGGTGAAGCATATAATACTAGCCGTTTGATATATTGGGTAAATGAACTTAAACCTAATGAATTTATTATCCCAGATGTATGGGAAGATGCTATCAAATCTATGCGTAATGCTAAAGAATGGTCACATGTAGAACTTCCTGATGGAGTAAAAAAAGTAGCTGTAGTTCAAGGCAAATCATTTAGTGATGCTGTTAAATGTTATCATACCTATAAATTGTTAGGATATGAAAAAATAGCTTTTTCATATGGGGCTAATTATTACTGTACTGAAATATGTCCCCATCCTAATAGAGATATAGGTAAGGCATTAGGTCGTTTGTTAGTAATTAGTAAAATGTTAGAACTAAAAGCTATAAATAGATCAGATGAAATTCACCTTTTAGGTTGTTCTGTACCACAAGAATTTTTATATTATAAAGGAATTGAACAAATAAAAACTATAGATACTTCAAATCCTATTATGGCAGCTTTTGATGGTATATTATATAACGATTGGGGTTTGTTAGAAAAACCTAAAACTAAAATTGATGATGTGATTGGAAATAAAACTGATTTCCAAGTATATCAAAAAATTGAACATAACGTAGAAACATTTAGAAAAATAAATAATTTATGAAAAAACAAGCAGTATTGTCACTAAGTGGAGGTATGGACAGCTCCACATTGTTGCTTCATCTACTCACCAATAGCTATGAAGTGACAGCACTGTCTTTTGACTATAGTCAAAAACATAGAGTAGAACTTGAACGAGCTCAAGATTTAGTAAACTATTTGAATAAAAATGGACAAAATGTAAAGTATGGAGTTATTAAACTTGATGGTTTAGCTCCTATGCTTAATAGTACTCTTGTAGAAGGTGGAAATGAAGTACCTGAAGGTCACTATAAACAAGAGAATATGAAGGAAACAGTTGTTCCTAATCGTAATAAGATTTTTAGTTCTATTATCCAAGCTGTAGCGTTAAGTATCGCTAATAAACATAAAACTAATGTTTATATAGCAATGGGTATTCATGCTGGAGACCATGCTATTTACCCGGATTGTAGGCAAGAATTTAGGGATATAGACCATCAAGCGTTTATTGAAGGTAATTGGGGAGCTGAACGAGTTAAATTCTATACACCTTATCTCCATATGGATAAATTTGATATCTTAAAAGATGGAGAAAAGTGTTGTAAAAAACTCTTTATTGAATTTGATGAAGTCTATAAGCGGACTAACACCAGTTACAAACCAATTTATATCCCAGGATTTACTCTCCCATTTATTAAAGTAACATTTAATAATAAATGGTTTAGTGATTATAAATCAGCTTCATCTGTTGAACGTATTGAAGCTTTTATGAAACTTGGTCGTCCTGATCCTGTTGAGTACGCAGATGAAACAGGTCCTGTTACTTGGGATCATGTAGTTAAACATGTTAAAAAAGTTTTAAAAAATGCCTAAATTTCAATCAACAAAAGTATTTGACGGATTTAGTTGTGTGTTTCGTCAATGGAAAGCTGAAGGAACTCATTGTAGATTCTTACATGGTTATGGAGTAAGTTTTAAAGTATGGTTTGAAGGAGAGATAGATGAAAAAAATTGGGTTTGGGATTTTGGAGGTATGAAACGAGCTAATGGAACTATTGATGGAATGAATCCTAAAGCTTGGATGGATTATATGTTTGATCATACTACCTTAATTGCTGAAGATGACCCATATCTTGAAGGTTGGAAAGCTATGGACCATCATGGTTTAATTCAACTTCGAGTTATACCTCATGTTGGTGCTGAAAGATTTGCTGAGTTTGTCTTTAATAAGATTAATGATTTTGTTAAAGCTGAAACTGATAATAGAGTTAGAGTTACTAAAGTAGAGTTTATGGAACATAATAAAAACAGTGCAATTTATGGCGAGTAATAGAATTGAAGATTATAGTAAAGTACTTCCTATAGTAGAAGTTTATTTATGTGTTCAAAGTGAAGGTAGTAGAGCTGGTATGCCTACTATAGCTATTCGTACAACTGGATGCACTCATCGTTGTTGGTTTGGTGAAGGTGGGTGGTGTGATAGTTGGTATACTTCAATTCATCCTGAAAAGGGAACATTTACATTCAATGACATTATAGATATTTATGACAAATATCCTTATGTCAAGGAAATGATGCTTACAGGTGGCTCACCTACAATGCACTCAGCTTTAGTAAATGAATTAACCCATTTTGCAAATGAAAGGGATATTACAATCACGATTGAAACGGAAGGTTCGCACTTCATTCCCACTGATTATCCGATTGGTCTCATATCCTTTAGCCCTAAGTTTAATAACTCTGTCCCTCGTGTTGGTATTCTTACGCCCGGTGGTAAAGTGGTGGATGAAAAGTTTGTCGAAACTCATAACCGTCTTAGACTCAATTATGAAGCCATCAAGAAAATGATGGAATATCATACTGATTATCATTATAAACCAGTATGGGATGGAACTGAGAAGACACTTAAAGAAATTGAAGACTTTAGAGTTGAAATGAATATACCTAAAAATAAAACTTGGGTTATGCCTGCTGGAGATAATAGAGAGGAATTAATTAAAATCTACCCTAAAGTAATTGAAATGTGCGCTGAACATGGCTACAACTTTACAGGTAGAGAACACATAATTGCCTATGATACTAAACGTGGAGTCTAAATTAGAAGTTGAAGCCCTTTTTATATCTGATATTCATTTAGGTTCTAAGGGATGTAATGCTGAAGCTCTTCTTAATACCTTAAAGCAATATCAACCTAAACAACTTTTTATAGTAGGAGATTTTATTGATGGTTGGTTATTAAAAAAACGTCACTATTGGCCTCAAAGTCATACTAATCTAATTCGTAAAATACTTAGTTATTCTAAAAAAGGAACAGAAGTAATTTATGTAACAGGCAATCATGATGAATTTTTACGTAATTATGCTCCTTTAGAATTTGCTAATATTAGAATAGTTAATGAAGCTAAATTTAAAAATTGGTGGGTAGTACATGGAGATGCTTATGATGGTGTAGTAAAAATGTCTAAATTATTAGCTATAGGAGGTAGTGTAGGTTATGAATTAGCTATTTGGTTTGATAGAAATTTAAATAAAATAAGACGTAAATTAAAAATACGTCCTAAATCTCTTAGTAAATGGCTTAAAGACTCTGTTAAGAATGCTGTTGTATTTATCACCAGTTTTGAATCTCAACTTCAATATCAAGCTGAAAAAAGAAAATGTAAAGGAGTAATTTGTGGGCATATTCATACTCCAATTATAAAAGAAAATTATATAAATTGTGGAGATTGGATTGAAAATAATTCATATATTATCTATAATGATAATAAATTTACTTTAAAATTTAGCCAACATAAAAATGATTAAATCTTATATACCTGAAATTTTTGAAGAAGATCTTTCTTCTGGAGAACAAATATATGTTTTTTTCCGTTCTACAGGATGTGGTCCTTGTAGAGAATTAGAGCCTGAAATTTTAGATTTCGCTAATAGTTTTGACAAACTTATCTATATAGTAGAATCAGATGAAGCTCCTAATTTAAGACATAAATGGGATATTAAATTACACCCCAGTATGGCTGTCTTACAAGGAGGTAAATTTCAATATTTAGCTGAGGGTAAAAGGAAAATTCAAGAATTAATGTGAAATGCAAGAAGCAATTAGTGAAAAAGATCTAAGTTTTGAAATAAAAATCTTAGCTAAAAGAATAAATGATGAACATAGAGGAGATCCTACTCCTATAGTATTTGTTTGTGTTTTAAATGGAGGATTTATGTTCTTTAGTGATTTAGTTAAAGAAATAACTGTTCCTATTGAAATTGACTTTATAAGATGTAAATCCTATTTTGGACGTAAACAAGGTGATTTAGTTGTAACTAAAGACCTTGAAACTAAAATTAAAGGAAAACATGTCTATATTGTAGATGATATCCTCGATTCAGGAAACACTATGGGAGCTGTTATAAAATTCCTACAAGTTAAAGAACCTAAAAGCCTAACTCCAGTAGTTGCTTTGTATAAAGAAGGTAATTTAAATTTCCCTAAAGTTCATCATATTATAAAACAAGATACTGACTCGGTATTTGATCCTTGGTATATTGGGTATGGTATGGATGATGATAATGGGTATAATAGAAATCTAAAAACTATTTATATTGTTTAAAGATAAACTATAAAGTTTGGCTTTTTTAAAAATTTTATTTATATTTACCTAAAAATTAGTTATGACTAACAATAGAAGAAAATTCCATACTGATATTGAGTGTGTTCCTTTTGGTTTTGCTAACGGAGCATCTTCCTCAACTCCTCTTAGTCCTGAGGAAAAAAAATCAATGATTAAAGAAGCAGCTGAACATTTTGGTAAGTTTTTAGATGCTTTGAAATGCGATTGGCGAAATGATCCTAACTCAATGGAAACTCCAATGAGAGTAGCTAAAGCATATGTCAATGATCTATGGGCTGGTAGATATAATGGCTTCACAGATATAACTTCATTCCCCAGCGATGGATATGATGGTATTATTATTGAACGTAATATTCCACTTACTTCAATGTGTTCACATCATCACCAAACAATTAAAGGTGTAGTTCATATTGGGTATATAGCTGGAGCTGAAGGACGAGTTATTGGTCTTTCAAAACTAAATAGAATTGTAGAACATTTTGGGCGTAGAGGAGCAATTCAAGAACAACTCACAGCTGCTATCCATCAAGGAGTAGATAAAGTATGTGAAGGGAATATTGGAGTAATTACTACTATAGTAGCTACCCACAATTGTGTTAGTTGTAGAGGTATCAAACATGAAGGTGCTGCCATGATTACAACCAAAGCTTCAGGTGTGTTTAGAGAAAATGATAATCAAGCTCGTAAAGAATTTTTTGACAGCTTGAAAATTAATAATGGAGGACATCAAATATAAAATATAAATATTTATTATAATCAAGTTATGAGTAGACAATTAGAATTATTCACAAGTGTTCCATTTGTAGATGAGGTTGAAGAGTTTAATGATTTAATGAACAAACCTAACAACTATGAACCCACAATACCCGAAGAAAAAGAATGGAAGTTTGTATACAACTTTATCTTGGAAGAACTTGAGGAGTATAGAGAAGCGTGTAAACAAGGAGACATCATCGGCGTTTTGGACGCTTTGTGTGATATTACTTATGTTTCCCTGGGGAACGGAGTTATGTTACACGGTCTTAAGGATAAAATTTGGGATGCCTATCAAGAAGTTCAAAGATCGAACTTATCAAAAGCTTGTTCAAGCGAAGAGGAAGCTCAAAAAACCGTCGAGCAAAGGTCCATTGAACAGAATGAGCCATGCCATTATGAAAGGGTTGGTGATAGGTATATTGTTTACCGATCATCAGACCGGAAAGTCATGAAAAATATTAACTACTTTAAACCCAATTTAAACCAATTTTTCACTCAAAATGAGTTACAAAAAACAAATTCGTAAGGCCAACCTTAAACCCATCCCTAACCCAGATAAACATCAAAAAATCTCATTTATCAAATCCGGAGTTAGAATTTTAGGTTATTGTTTTATCCCATTTAATGTTATAGTTGCTATGGGACTTCTTATTCTTAGTGAAGCTCTTGGTATTGTAGAAGAATTAGTCTAATGAAAAAGTTTCTTTATTTTAGCGCTGCATGGTGTGGGCCATGCCGCCAATTAGGACCTGTTATGGAACAGCTTTCCTCCCAATACCCAGTTAGAAAGATTGATGTTGACACTAATCAACTTTTAGCTCAACAATATAATATTAGAAATATCCCAACTGTTCTATTAATAGATGAGGATGGTGATGTTTTAGCTTCTAAGGTAGGAGCCAATCCATCTCAAGTTTATATTGATATGTATCACCAACACTAAATTATGTTTGATAGGCTAAAACAAGGAATATTTCCATTAATTATAGCTTTAAGTGCTTTATCAGTATCAGTTTCAGCCGCTTTTTATTCAGTCACTGGATTAAGTAAATTGTTCGCTGGAGCGAGTACTGAAGTACTTATTATGGCTAGTTCTTTAGAAATATCTAAACTTGTTATAGCTTCTTTACTTTATCAATATTGGAATGTTATAAATAAGGTTCTTAGAACCTATTTAACTATAGCTTGTGTTACACTAATTTTGATAACATCAGCTGGTATATATGGGTTTCTTTCATCAGCCTATCAAGAAACAGCTAATAAAGCAGGAAATATTGATGCTCAAGTTGAACTTTTAGAAAAAAAGAGAGACAATTATAAAGAGCAATTAGTTATATATAATACTGAAAAAGAATCTATTAATACTTCTATTAATAATTTAAGAACTGGCTTATCAAATAATACTACTCAAAGTGTTGACAGAAAAACAGGTCAGCTAATTATTACTTCTTCCTCAGCCAATAGAAAAGCCTTAGAAAAACAATTAGATCAAGCTATAATAAGACAAACCTCAGTCAATCAAAAAGTTGATAGTTTAAATACTTTAGTATTTGATATTGAAACTCAAATTGTAGATGTTCAAACTAATGGTGAATTAGCTAGTGAGTTAGGTCCTCTTAAGTACTTATCTAACTTAACAGGAATTTCTATGGATAGAATAATAAATTATCTTCTCTTAATAATAATTTTTGTTTTTGACCCTCTTGCCATATCTTTAGTAATAGCAGCTAATTTTGCTTTTGCTCAATTAAAAACAGGAAAAATAATGGAAAATAGTGGTAAAGAAGAACAAAGAGAAGCATTAGTTAATATGATACAAGATGCTGAAGAAGCTGGATTATACGAGGATAAAACAGAAAAACCTTTAGAAGTATACGGTGAAAAAAAAAAGCGTCGATTCCCAATGAATCCTCAAACGTAATTAATTACTGGTAATGTATAAAAAATGTTATGCTGAATATGTTGGTAAAAACCAATATAAGATACATTTATGGACTGAAAATGATTACGAAATAATCCCCTGGCGCAATCCCGCTTATATAGAATGCCCTGAACATGAAGCTAGTTATCAGGGACTAAATGGAGAATGGCTCAAAAAAACTTATGATTGGGATAAAAATACTCCCAATGTTCATTTTCATGATATGCCCCCATACCAAAAATTCCTTATTGAAAAATATGGAATTAATGATGATGTATCTAAAGGACATCGTGAAGTATTTTTTGATATTGAGATTGAAATGGGAGGAGCGCTTACAGAAGAATATATTCAAGCTGCTCCTAAGCCTGTAACATCTATTGCTTGGTGGGATAAAACACCTGATAAATGGGTTATTCTTATTTTAGATAAAAAAGGTCAAATTAGACATACTAAAGGACATAAAGAAATTGTTCCTTGTAGAACTGAAGAAGAATTACTAGCTACTTTTCTTGAAAGATATAAAGAAATTAATCCTGATATTTTAGTAGGATGGAATAGTGATTATTTTGATATTCCATATCTTTATTTTAGGATTAGTAATGTATTAGGTGAAGAATTTGCTAATGCTTTATCTCCAATTGATATTGTTAGAGATGAAAGTCAATGGAACAGAGATGGATGGTTAAATATAGCTGGTGTTGAATCTCTTGACTACATGAAACTTCATAAAAAGTTTAGCTTTAGAGATGAACCATCTATGAGATTAGATGCTATTGGAGAAAAATATGTTGGATTAGGTAAGGTTGAATATGATGGTAATTTGGATAGATTGTTTGAGACAGATATTCAAAAGTTTATTCAATATAACTTTCGGGATGTTGAGATTCTAAAAGCATTAGATGAAAAATTTGAATATGTTGGGTTAGTTAAAAACTTGTCTCATAAGGGTAAACACAACTATGGTGAGGTATATGCTAACACTAAAACCCAAGATGGCGCTATCTCAGCTTATCTATTAGACCAAAATATTATACCACCAGCTAAAGATAGAAATCCTATTACTAAAAAGAATTATGCTGGAGGTTATTTGTTTTGCCCTGCTGCAGGTTTGTATAAGTATATGTTTGATGAGGATTTGACTTCACTATATCCTTCTATCATTATGTCCCTTAATATTGGTAAAGAGACATTTGTAGCTCGTATTATAGACAATGATGATAGAAATAATAGATTAGGATTAAATGATTTAAAAACAAGAAATCCTAATGAAGAACTACTTATTGAAAATGCTAATCGTAAGCAAACTTATATTAAAGTAAGTAAATTAACCCAACTTATTATAGAAAATAATTTAGCCATTTCTGCTAATGGTGTGATGTATAGAACAGACAAACAATCAGTTTTATCAACAATTTTGGCTAAGTGGTTTGATGAAAGGGTAGAGTATAAAGGTTATATGAAAAAAGCTTATAAAGCTGGTGATAAAGAAAAAGGGGCATTTTGGCACCAAAGACAACATACAATGAAAATTTTGTTAAATAGTTTATATGGCGCGACTGCTCTTGGTAGTTTTAGATATGGTAGTGTTATTCTGAGTGAATCTATTACTCTAAGTGGTCAAAGAATTATCCAAGAAAGCGCTTTATGTGCTAACCGCCATATGAATAAAGTAATTAAAGGTGAAGTAATATTATGATACATTTAGAAGAAACACCGTGGTGGATATGTGATGAAGGTGATTATAATTTTTGTGCATATGTTGATACAGACTCCAATTATTTTAATGCTGAACCTTTATTAAAATATCTTTATCCTGACTTTGAAGAAAAAAGTGATGAAGAAAAAGATAATTTACTTGAACAGATAGCTCTAAAATACCAAGACATTATTACTGAGTATTATAATACTTTAGCTAAAGAATGTTTCAATGTACCTACTCATAGATTTGAAATGAAAACAGAGTGTGTTATTCGTTCTGCTTATTTTAGAGCTACTCGTAG